GGGTATCGAACGCAAAGTGCTGCAACAACTTCAGCATGGGGTCTTTCCATGTTTCCAGTTCCACCCCGCCGCAGAAGGTCATCACAAGATACTTCTTACGTGGGTAAAACATGAAATTTGTCACGACTGCCCCTTTGATGCCTTCGTCCGTGAAAGCAATCCAGAGCGTATGGTCGTAGCCCATGATCGAGTCGTAGATGTCATCCACGTCATACCGACCATGAGTGTACTCAGCAGCCCCTTCGAGGTAGCCTTCAACTTGGCTCCAAATTTCTTTAACGTGCTCGCTAGGGACCATTGTGCATTGCATTCTTTTTCTCCGTAGAACCGCTTCTCCCATCGCTTGTGCCGGAAGTACGGAATCCAAATATACGGAAACAGAACCGACAGGCGCAGGATCGCCCAGTTGATGAACTTCCACGGTTGCGGCAAGGGACGCATCACATCCAAGAATAGGATAGCCCGAATCTGATCGGTTTCGTTCACAGCAATGTGCTCGTACGTATCGTCAAACAGGACTACCTTGCCTTCCTCCCAGTGGTACTTCTCGCCACCGTTGACCAACGTGCACTCTTTGTTGCCGGGGATAACCACCCCCAAGTGCATACGCAGAATGCCAGACCACGGACCTTCATGCGGCATGAGCATTTTATGGGGACCAAGCACAGATATGTAGGCTGAAATTACATACTTGTGTTTGTTCAGAATCTCGAAGGTCTTTGGTGCAAATTGTTGGTTGCGTCCGAAGTTCACCCCAGCCGCCTTAAAGAAAAACATTCGCCACTTGTCGTCGTTGGAGATGTAAGTCTGGTCAGGCGAGATGCTTTGAAACGGAGCGAAGTCGTCGTAACGCTTAAGGATGTCTTTAAGTTCGGCTTGAATGGCTGGAAAATTGTCTTCCAACTCTTTTGCTACCGGGAAGGAATAGGGATCGAAGAACTTCTTGTCCCCCAACAGACAATGCTTATGGAAGGGCTTCTTCAAAAGCCGCTCAATCCATAGAGTGCTTATCTGTAGTTCCATCATGCTGGCAAGTACCTGTCTGCTTTAGTGTCCTGACCACGCTTGGCTTTCTTGCGTGCGCTGTGCACACGCTCCATCATGGCGTACAACTTCTTGGCACCAGCCTTAGAAGAGCCGTTACCAATCTCGGACACAGTGCGAGCATCCACCACAAACTCGCCATCAGCCAGACGTGCTGGTTGACTTCCGCCTATCGTGGCGGGGATAGAGTCGCTAGTGCCGTCGCCTGCTCCTTGCAGGAAACGACCACCCACAGGGGTGCCGCCTTTGTTGTAGGCATTGAGCGCAGCCAGTCCACCTTGTGCCATCGGCACCATGCGTTGGGTGTTGGGGTCGTACTTGAACTTGGACAAGTCGGTGTAATTGGACTTCCCCTCACGGTCAAAGATGTCTCGCATCGCACGCGAGATGAGGCCACCGAAACCAGCAGGTTCAGGGGCAGCACTTTGGGCAGGAGCCATCACCTCGATGGGGCGGAAATTGTGATTGAACTCAGGTGCAGTCCCGACACGGCTGAGGTCAGCAGGCATACGCAGGGCGCGATCTTCAACGTTGCCACCCTCTTGGTAGCGCACCATGCTCTCCATACCACTATGCTCGGTCAAATTGGCAGGCTCGGCACCAAGAAAGTTTTTATTGAACAACGAGGCAGTCATCCCCTGATTGGCTGACTCAGGTACAGCGGGCAGCGTCTGAATGACTTCAGGAGCAGGACGCACCATGTCGCTCACTCGCGGCATGACCTCACCACCTTCTTGGTAGCGTTGCATGTAACCACCAGCCGCAGCATTCATTGGCTGATACCCCGGAACAGGGTTAGACGGGGTGAAGTAGGTGAACTCCGAAGTGCTGGTGTCATCTTCAGGCTTGAACCGTACCTCACGGGGGGTCGGTACGTATGGCCCTGCATAGTTAGAACTGGTGGCTTCGGCAACGTTAGGAAACTCGTAGGAAGGCTGAACTGCGTCCAAAACAGGAGCCGCCATACCGTACGCACCCATAGCCGTACCCATACCGCCGCCGGAAGCATTCATGAATGCGTTACCAAAACGGGAAAAACCACCGGGGGAAGCCAAGTCAGCAATGCCTGAGCCAACACTACTGAACCCAGTCGGAGCCGTCGATTGCAAAGCCGCCACTTGAGACGGCGTCATTGCCACCGGAGCGGAAGAAACGCCCAGTTGAGAGGCTACGCTGGGTTGTGCCCACGGAGCCATCGACATCGGACCAGACGCAGAAGCCGCTTTTCCAGTGATGTCCGCAAGCGTAGAACCTGTCGTAGCACCCGTACCGCCCATACTGGCGGGGATGCTTTCTGCGACAGACATACCGCCACTAGGCAACATTGCTGTTTTGGCTGCTTCAGTACCCGTAGACGACAGAGCGGCACCAAGGTTAGCACCGCCGAATGCGCCCAGACCCGCCATCAGGCCTTTGCCGAGGTCGCCCGTGCTCAAAGCCGTTACGCCACCCACAGTCAGCGCCGCCATCGGGGCAGACATCAGAGCAAAACCAGCAGGGCCAAGTGCAAAACCCGCCACGATAGGCAGGATAGCGTCGAGGAATCCGGCTTCGGGTAAACCCGTAGCAGGGTTGATTGTTAGGGAACCGCCATGCGCCAACGCCAGTGCCTGCAACCCCTTTACCTCGCCGGGGGTCATGTGAACCAGCATGGTGTCGTTGCCGCGACCCCGAGACTGAACTGCCTGCGCGGCGTTAGCCAGCCCGCCTCCAGCAAAAGTGGGGGCGAATGCGAATTGTGGTTGGGCAATTGTGGGATATTGCATAGTCAAATTATCCTCAAAATGTCAAGTCAAGGCTAGTCATTCTCATTGTGTTAGGTCGTAAAAAGATAGGGAACCCACTCCGCTACCTTTAGTCGCACCATCCACAGTACGAACGGCTAGTGTGTATATGTCGCTCACCCCGGCAAGTGACACGCCTAACTGCAAATCCCAGTTATACCCAGTCGGGGTGGCTGTAGCGCCTACCCCGCCGCTACCTGTAGCAGTGACGTAGTCCGTCTGAGCAATCGTACCGACACTGGAAATTGCCGTTGCCGCAACATCAAACTCAACGTTGCTGTCACTTGGCACAGTTGCAGCCCATGTTGCTCCAGTCAACGTCGGATTCTTCAAAAGAACCACTTCATAGTTCTGGCTAGTCAATGGCAAAAACTGCGTCCGATTGGGTAGTACAACTGACCCCGTACGCCCAGACGCCATGCGAATAGAGACAACAGGGTAAAACGTCGATGCGGTATCAATGTTAGTGAGTACCGTTGTGCGTCTTGCCACATGGTCAATTGACGTTTGTTGAAAGCCGCCCTCGGAAATGACTGTGCAGCAGATGGCTTTCATCGACGCAGCCACGGCAGCGGTTGTGCTGGTAATTGAATACCGCACTGGCAAGATGGCAGTGGTCATGTAGACCGACGTGATGTCATTAGCGTTTTCAAAGGTATGGCAAACAACGTACGCTCCATCAATGATGAAACCGCAGCGCACCGAACCAACACCCAGCCATTCAAAGTCCATCCAAAGAATCTGCGCTTTGCTTGGATCAAGCGTCAGGCCGGAAGCCCCAGTGCCATCAAGTTTGTCGCCATTCCAATCGGCTTGATTGACCGTGCGGATGTCGCTCGGCGTGCCGGGGGTAGGAGTAGAACTGGAGCGTAGGACAAACGAATACACGCCACCCGTATTCTTGAAAAATACACCATTGCTGTCGTTAAAGTAACCCACGCTTTGCGTCAAGTTGGCACTCGTGCTGGAGTCCATCACAAAAGTCGCAAGCACCAGCAGTCCCTTACCCGGCTGGTACGGGAACGAGCGATAAGACTGGCGGGTCACCGAGCCAACACCAGCCCCAGTGACCTCCATCTTGATTGCAGCCTCGTTGGAGAGGAAAGTTGTCGTGCCAGTGCCCGTCGTGGCGGCATCAAACTGGTTATCAGCAGCGTAGCGGTTCTGGCTATCAAACAGGGTGTAAGGCTCACTAGACCGCAGCCTACCGAACGCATCGAGCGATGTGGGTGAGAATGGGTCCATACCGTCATTAACCTCGTTTGTGATCTGGTTGAGATAATCGTCCAGCAAGTTGAAGTAGAGTCGCAACGCTCGGATGAGGTCGGTCTGCTCCCGCTGGTCGTACTCTACGTTCGGTATGGGCAGAGCCGGAGCAACGAATCGCTTGATGAGTGTCATGGTTATCTCTTGCCATCTGGACGACCATCCAAACGAGGTGCGCCGAGTTGCCACTGCACGCCCAAGTCAGTTGACTGAATCTTGAACCCCATCTGCCGTGCACGGGCGCGGATGAATACCTGCTCGGTGTACTGTTCTACAGGTACCGTCGTACTCTGAGTAACCGTAGGCTGGTTGGTGCTGCTGTAGTTGCTACCCGGGAAGTTACGCGGACGCATAGTCAGCAGAATCTGCGGGTTGGCTGCGGTGGAACCTTCAAAGTTGATGTCAGGCAGTATGCGCTTGATAAGCAGCAAGTTCTCGCCGTCACCCACATCAAAGTCGTTGGTCGTGATGAACGAAGTCATCGGCAACACATCGTCGTTGACCCCACGCTCATGGTCAAACATCTGGTAGTTGCCAACCGCTTGCGGGTACTGGCGCAAAGCCGAGTCAAGCCAAGCCGTGCGCGGAAGCGAGCCGTAGAACCACACCTTTTCCAAGTAGTTGTACACAACGTAGGCATCGTTGGTAGGCGAGTTGGCAGTTGGGTAGAACCACCAAATCTCGTGCCAACCCTCGTTGGTGCCACACACGACCTGCTGGGCTTGGTCGTAGTTGAAGTTCTGAAAAACGTGGTTACGCAGGGTGCAGGGGAGAGTCTCCACACGACCTGAGTAGTAGTAAAACTTGTCCGTACCCATCCAGTACGTCACGTTGTTGGCAGTGGCGCAAGACCGTGGCCCCATGATGGAGATGTTGTCACCCATCTCCTGCAAGCCAAACACATCCGTTGTACCCAAGAACTGCAAGGAGTAGAGGTGCGAGTCCGTGAAGACCAAGATTTCTTGACGGGTAGGGATAGCGCGAATGATGCGCGAACCACGAGACACACGCAGGAAGCCCGAGGTGTTTGTTGCAGTCGGAGTCCAGTTGACCGGATCGTTCTGGTTTGCCCAACGGATAAGAAGAGGATCAAAGTCGGAAACGGAGGACGAACCAAACGGCACACAGCCAAATGCCAGCAGGTGCTTGTCGTTCTGCGAGACCAGCACTTGCATAGCCGCAACGGGAACAGCACTAGCCCCGGTCAGCGACGACAGCAGCACAGCACGAGTCGTAAAGGTTGGGTCGTACACCCACCAGTAGATCGGGCCTTGACGGATGTTCATCACCGCGTCGTTGTCGAAGTTGTCGAAGAACCAGTCGCGCTGCGGGGTGTAAATAGGGGTGATCGTGCCTGAACCCCAAGTACCACGGCTCCAAGTACCCGCACTCCAACCGTAACCCACCGTGCCCGTAGGCGAACCAATGTTGATCTGGAAGGCAGCGACGATAGCCGTGCCACCACCAGAGCCGGTGCTTGTTGCCGGAGTGGTTACCGTGATGTCGAAGTTGTCTTGGTCGATGTAAACAATCTGGAACTCAGCATTCAACTCCGACGCAGGGATGCCATTGACCGGACCGACAACACCAGAAAAAGTCACCCAGTCGCCGTCGATGGCACCGTGGTTGATGATGTTGACACGAACAGTAGCCGAGCCATTGGTGGTATCAAAGCAGTTGTTTGTAGCCGGAGACGTAAAAGTTGTACGTAGCGGCGTAACGTCAATTAGGTTACCACCCACCTCAAGGTATGCCTTCTCGCTGGTACCCAGACACATGATGTTGTCGGACTCGGTGGTGATGTAGTTGTACATCTGACGGCACACACCTGCCAACGTGAATACACCGTAGCGAAGCCATCCACCCAACTTCTGGGGATAACCCGAGCGGAAGCGAACCTTATCGCACTCGTAGTAGCCCCCCTCGCCAGCATAGTTAGTCTGGTCGCGGTTTACACCGGGTTTGAACTGGAGGCGTTGCAGAGCCATAGTTAGACCATCTCGAAGTGGGGTCCGTCAATGAACGGACGCTTGTTTTGCTTACGACGCTCGTCGATGTAGAAGTTCATGGCCTCCTCCATCGTGCCGCGCCAGAGGCGAATGTCGGGCACGTTCCACGCAGCACCCCAACGGATCGCTACGTTCTTCTCGATTGCGGCTTGTTTCACCGCATCAGCAATGTTGTCGTACAGGTTGAGTTCCCAACTGCCACGATCTCCGATGTAGGCCATCAGGTCCACCGCTCTGCCATCGACGTGAGTGCCGCCGTCTTTGATCTGGGATGCTCCTTTCTCAAAGAGTTCGATCTGACGCTCCTTGGTACGCAGTCCCTCGGTGACACCGAAGTCAACAGTGGTGATCTCAATAGCGCGTTTAACCACCTCGACCAGTTCCGGGCGAACGCCCACTAGTTTATCGAGACTGCGCTGAGAAAGTTGGAATGGCATGGCGACTCCTCATTTGACGGGCGGTGCTTTAGAAAGCAGGTCGGTCTTGGCCTGAGAGCCAGCAGACGAGCCGAAGTAGTAGGCGATGATCCCGGTCCAAGCCGTGCCCAGAGAGCCAAGCATCATGGTGAGCGCCGTGTTGTCAGCCACGGACATCTGACCGAACATCATGCCGCCAAGGATAGCGAAGAATCCGACAGTCACCGAAGCAGCCAGCAGAGGAGGAACCCACGAACGGGTCACCGCCTGCATCTCGCGGGCGCTCTTGCGGTCATCGACTGCCAGTTTCTCAAAGTTCAGGCCCAGTTCTTGGGCTTGCTTTTGGAGTTCGATCTCGGCAATCTTGATCTGGGCAATCTGATCCGAAGTCAGTTTGTTGCTGGAGATCAGGTCTTCAACTTTGTCAGGATCAACGCCGATGGCTTTGGAGATGGCAGACACCGCCATTCCTGCCAGTGGGCCACCGAGGGCTGTAGCAACTGTTGGGGCAATCTGTTTGAGCCAGTCCATGCGTCCTCCTGTTGGTTATTTCTTGTTCAGTTTCTCACGCTCCTCAAGGAGCCTGACTTTGACCTGCAACTCATGAATGTGTGTCATCAAGTGCTCGCGTTGTTGCGCCCTGCGCTCTGCGCTGATTGGGCTGTCAGTCGGAACACCCTCTTTGGTAATGAGCGCAGGCATGGCCCCTTCAATCTTGGTCAGGCGTTCCGAGAAAGACGCAACCTGCCCCAGCAGCCAAGCCAGAGCCGCAACCACGATGGGAATGACTGCTTTGAGAACGTCAGACCATGCCATGATTACACCTGCGGCATCAGAGACTTCAGTTGATCAGGGGTCTGAGCAGCATCCATCTGCGTTTGCAGAGCAGCGTACTTGTCGCGGATTGCCTGACGAGCGGCTTCAGCGGCAGCGGCATCAACACCGGGAATCTGCTTCATGATGATGGCGTCATGCGGCTCAAACTCGGCAGTACGAGCAGCGCGGCGAGCGGTGTGGGCGATCTCTTTCGCCTTGGTCATGTTGATGGAAATCATGCTTCCTCCTTCACAGGGAACTCGTTGGACTCAGCGCCAACACCATCGGTCAATGTATTGACATCAACCTCCCAAGCGTTGCGGAAAGTGCGGTCAGACGGAATGTCTGCCACGTCCACGATCTTGTAGGGCTTGCCAGAAGGAACATCCTTGGCAGCAATCTCTTCAATCGTGTGCTCTTGCAAGCACTCAGGGGTTGGAATAAGGACGGCAACGCCGCCTTCGTCGTTTTGAAAAATGATTCGTTTTGTCATGTTTTAACTCCTTTAATTAACGGAAAACAGCAACCATACACATATCATTGTCAGCAAGAACAGCCACCCCTGAAGCCGTGCTAACTTGGAAGGCGGTGGTTGATTTTGTGCCACCTGTTCGGTAACACATAGTGCTCGTATTCCCGTTGTCATTGCACCCAAAAACCCCAGAATAACTGGTGTCAACAAATGCAGTCGTGAAGTTAACTGTGTAATTGCCTGTTCCGTTATCCGTAATGCTGGACACATTACCCGAAGCACGGATTGCCACCGTACCTGTGCCGTTAAAGTTTACCCAAGAGCGACATCCGTATGCTGTGGCTACTGAGCCGTAACCGGAGTTGAATTGGAAAAGACCGCCAGTGGTAAGCCTCGCACCCTCCGACGCGCCAGCATATAAAGCAACATCGTTGTACGCATTGTTGTCATTATTGATTCCAGTAATGGTTGCAGCGCCAGCAATACGTTGAATTGCTATACCCTCTTGCGATGTCGAGCCTCCAGATAATTGAATGCGAGAACCGACCACCGCAAGTCTAAATGCGCCAGCATTTGTGGTGCCAATACCGACATTACTTGCTGCGCTGATACGCGCAGCCTCAGTACCGTTTTGCTGGAAAACGGTAACACCATCATTCCCGCCCGTGGTCTTTAGACCAGACGTACCGGAGACTACTCCGTCATCTGAGTTCAATATGCTAGGCATAGTTAAAATCCTTTCTTTCGCATTTATCGAAATGCTTTTGGTTACGCATATGCCAAGGAACAGACTTGCCGCAATGAGGGCAATCCACCCTTTCCCAAACTTTTCCTTTGTTAATCGCGCTTAACTTTTTTCTCGCTTCTTCGGTAATGCAAACTTTACCCACACGAGCAAGACTAATTTTTAAACGATGCTCTGGGCTATTAACCGCCCCTTTGCGTGGACTAACCTTTCCAAGTTTTGCCAGCCTCATTTTTTCTTTGGCGGCGTCATCCCATTTTTTCCCTTTGTTCCAAGCACCGTGACCCATGTTGCCGCCAATACCGCCAGCACAAAGGTTTAAACAGTTTGAATTGGATGCAATAAATTCATCCGTGACATATTTTTTCTCGATTTCATAAATGTACTCCTCGGTTCCAATCACCAGTATTTCGTAAATAAGGTCTTGAGAGCCGTACTTTTTTACATGAGATCGAATTCGTCTTCCGCTTCCCCAATATGAAGATTTTTCTGAGCCACGATGTTTGCCAATGTAAAACTTGCCCCGTACCGTATCAGTAATGCGGTACAGATGACAAACTTCCGTTGGCAGTCTGGCTGTCATTCAATCCTCACACTGTTGATTATGCTGGGCATGGTTTACTCCTTCGGGTAACGGGCTTTGATTTCAGCCACTTTGGCTTGCCACTCAGACATTGTGGCTTCGCCTCGTTGTGCTTTGAAGAACAGAGGGTCGGCTTCGTAGGTATAAGCCACTCGGCGCTTTTCTCCTGCAATACGCGCAGGCTCTGCGGCCTGAAGGCGAGCAACCTCGGCTTGAATTTCAGCATCAGTGGGGCGCGTTTGCTTTTGATCGAGCCATTCCAACTGATCTTCGCCGTGTATCGTCCACTCAGCGCCGGGGCGCAACGAGAGGAGTGCTTTTACGATTGTTGTCATGCTCCCACCTCCAGCAAAAATACACGGTTACTGCCCCAAGCATCGTTAATCAGAATGTTGCGAGCACCCTCTTCTTTACCAATACCCATGCGGAAGTAAACGGTGCTGGTGGTAGACAAAGAACTCAAAAAGACAGCATTTGTGAAAGTACCGTTACCGCCGCGCCCGGGCACAGTAAACTGACCCAACGAAGACCATGCGCCGCCAGTGCCGCCAATTTGATACTCGAAACGCACAAAGCCGTTGTTTGAACCTTGCGAATCGTTATCACAATCAACAATTACAGAGGTTGCCCATAACTGCAAAATTTTGCTGGATGTGGCAGAAGGCGTAATAGATGGGGTAGAAGAGGAAAATTGAGCAGAACCAGAGGTGGTTGTCACACCACTAAATTGATTGCTCTGAACGACCTGAAGTATTTTCCCCGCGCCAGTCAAACCAGCAAGATTGGACGCAGTAGAAAGCAAAGTCCCGGTATTTGCCGGAAGCGTCAGCGTGTAGTTGCTGTTTGAGTTTGGAGACGCAATGGTGAACGTACCTGTTCCGCTTGCGTCACCTGATAGGGCTATCTTGCTCATACGTTACTCCTTTACCGCATCAAGTTGTTCTTGGGTTGGACGCGGCAGCGTCGGATGATCCCACTGAGCGATGTAGTCGCCGCGACCATCGCTGTCGTTTCGCAAACGAATGGTTTGACTGAACTCAATATCTTGAAGTTCAGGGTAGATTTTTTTGATTTTTTCGTAAAGTGTCATCATGCGGCCCTCACAAGTGCGCCCATAAAGAAGGTGCAATAAATTCCATTCAAAATAGAATAATTACCCGGGGCTGTTCCGTAAATGTTGACTTCGACATAATCGGTTGAGCCATTCATATACAAAAGAACAGAGCCAACGGACTGGGGGTACAGGGTTCCGCTTTGACCAAGTGACGCGGCTCCATTTGTATCCGTAGAGTTATTTTTTCTAATAGTTGCCTGACAAAATGCACCTGAGTTTGCCGATGGTATTGAAACGCCAAAACTGAATTGATAGTAGCCAGCAACCGTCGGAGTAAACCTGCTCGACGCAAAGTTATTGTTTGTGTCAAATACCTCTGCATCAAAGGTAATTTTGGTTGCCGTCAACTGCGTAACACCAGTTTGAGCAGTAAGTTGATACGCATAGAAGGCAGGGCCAGTTCCGGCAAATGTGGAACCCGTTGTCAGTAGCGTTCCGGTTTCATCAGGCAAAGTAATTGTCCGATTACTTGCGACAGAAGCCGGAGCAATCAGATCAATGTAGTTTGTGCCGTTATCTGAATCTTCATACAGACGCACTTTAGCGGCGCTAGAGGCATTACCTCCGACATCAACTACGCCATCACCGTTAATTGTCACTGCCATATTTATCTCCTTACAGCACTAACCAACGTTGACCGCTGGCGACTGTGATTGTTACTCCTGAGTTTACTGTAATCGGTCCAACACTTAAACCATTTTCTCCGGAGGCGATTGTGTAAGTCACACTCGCAACGTCCTTGTTGGTAATGATGGCACCGCCCGCTTGCGCACCGCCGATACCGCCCCACGCCCCGTTAACGTACCCCTCAAAAGAACCAAGATCGCTGTTGTAGCGGATCATCCCGTTAACAGGAGAGCCACTACGCTCGGCGTTAGTACCAGCAGGCAGTTTGACCTGCCCGGTACCCGTGAACGTGCCGTCACCCGTTGAGGTAAACGACCCGAAAGTGGGGGAGCCTAGATAGTCGAAGGCGTACTTGATGTCGGTACCGTCGTTGTAGACAAAGACCGATTTGCCGTTGGGCACCGTAACTGAGCCGCCTGCAACAATCACACGGATGCTCTGCCCGCCAGTCGTGTTGTTCTGGACGATATACGGCTTTTCAATCGCAGGAACAATCAGGTCACGAGTGACCGTGAGGCTGACCGAAGAAGTAACGTTCAGGACAAAGTTACGGGCTACCTGAGTAGCGTTAGTGTTGGAGAGAGTCAGGGTCAGGTTAGCATCGGATGCAAAGTCCGCAGTAGCCCGTCCAACGATAGCCTCTTCCAGCGCGGTGCCAAGGTTGGTGTTGGTCGTGGTTCCCCACGTACCGTTTTGGTCACCGACTCCGATGAGTTCGATTTTTAGGGGGGAGTAAGTACTTGGCATAATTTATCCTTTACACGACCAACCAACGTTGTCCAGAAGAAACCGTTACAGACACTCCGCTCGCAACAGTAACCGGACCGACAGACTGGGCGTTCGTGCCACTTTCAACAGTGTAATTTTCCGTCACTGTGGTCGCATTGACAACTAGCGCACCAATACCACCACCCCCACCAGTCAGTGTACGCCCTGCGGGGTACGTAACAAACACATCCTTGGTGCCAGCCGAAAAGTTAACTTTAGCCCCAGAGGCACTGGAAGCCAGCACGGAGTCTCGGGACAGCGTAGTACCAGAGGAGGTGTAGGTGCCGACACCCACCTCCCACTCGCTCGTACCCTGCCCAGCAATGGTATAGAACGTGGTGTTCCCGTTGCCAATCGCAGAAAACGACTGGAACCCCGTCACCGCACCAGCAAGCGTGAACGTCCCAGTACCTGCGGTGGTGGATGTTTCTCGGACGCGATCTTTGACGACAAGTGGCATATTAGTTCGATGTCTTTATGACATTCCAAGTAGTTGGGTCCGACGTGTTAATCACGTTCCAAGTGCCGCCATTCTGTGCGCTGATGGTGTTCCAAGTCCCCGGCTGGCTGTCGTTGATGATTTCCCACAGCAAGCGACCCAGAATGCTGTCAGACGCTGCTGCGATCTCAGAAATCCTAACGGCGTAAATAGGCAACGTAGCAGTTGTATCAGAGCCAGACGCGCTTTCCTGCACCAAAACGCCGAAATCAAGCGCCCCGCTAATCAGATCGTTGGCTGCTGCGGCCTCATCGACGGCAACAATAAACACAACGCCAGCGGATGGCGCATCAGATGCTGTCGCAGACTCAATAATGTTGGTTGCAAACGCAAACGACGCAGACACCTCATCAGCAGCAGTGGCGCTTTCAGCCGCTGTAGCGACGAACGTAGCGATGGCAGAAACCAGTTCGGAAACCGTCGCGGACTCTGTAATCAAACCGCCAAAGTCAATTGCCGCAGAGACCTGCTCAGAGCCAGTTGCAGACTCATCGACGTTCGCGCCGAATATGACACCAGCAGAGGCTGCATCAGAGGCTGTGGCTTGCTCGGAAGCCTGAGCGTTGACCGATACGCCAGCAGAAATGCTGTCTGAACCCGTTGCGGTCTCGTTGACCGTCGAGACAAAGACCACCCGAGCGACCACCGTTTCCGATGCCGTCACAGTTTCAGCAATAGCCCCTTCAAAGACTACGCTGGCACTAGCAATGTCAGAGCCTGTCGCAGCCTCAAGGATGCTGCCGCCGAAGTCAACCTTGGCGGAGGTCGTGTCTGTGGCGGTAACCAGTTCAACGACAGACACCACATAGGTGACGCTGCCGAAGATGGTGTCGGTTGCGGTTGCCGACTCAGTGATGGAGGTTGTAAAGACAACCCGTGCGGAAATGGAATCTGCCCCCGTCGCACTCTCAGTGATTGAGGAGGCGAACGTTGCCAGTGCGCTCAGAGTGTCTGAGGCATTGGCGGATTCAGCGACTGTCGCAGCATAAACAGCACCGGAAAGCGATGAGTATGGCGCAGTCGAGTAGGGCAGTAGTCCGTACATTCCTTACGCAGCGGCGAGTTGCGCCTCTTCAAACCAGCGTTGATGCTTCACGCCAGCCTCGTCAGTCCACTCCACGAGGTAGAAGAACGTGCCATTCTCGTCCATGCGCAGGGCAACAACCGGGCCTTGCGGAGCAACAGAAACGAGTTTGACGTTTTGACCTTTGGTAAATTTGGTAGCCATGTTTTCTCCTTACGCAGCGTCGAGGCTGAATTGATAGGTCACGTTCAGCGTGTCGCCCGACACCACCGCACGGTCACCGGGCGATTGGAAGTCAGAAGCCGAGAACAGAATGCCGGTAGTGCCACCCTTGGTGTTGTTGCTGGTCAGGAATGCACCAGCAATCGTCACGGTGCCGTTGATGCTGAACACAGCCACAGAAGCCGAGTTGCTGATGACAGAAGGATCAGCAGTGGTAGCCGCACCAAACGTACAAGCAGGACGAGTCGATTGGCTGTAAGCCGTTGCTTCAGTCCAACCTGCATGGGTCGCCATCGTGTCGCCAGCATCAATCGTCGTGCCAGAACCCGGACCGGTAATCAAACCCAGATACCACGTTGCCGTGTAGGTTGTGCCAGTGAAATACTTGTCGTTCATGTCTTTGAGACCGACGTTCACAACAAGGTTCTTAGACTCTTCTTTCCACTTGAGGTTGCCGTCTTTGTCACGGCACTCAAAGAAAAACACGCCGCCACCGCGAACGCGCTCTTCCGATGCGCCACCACCCAAGACTTCAGAGAAGACCTTGTCGGTGGACTTTGCTTTGTTGTTAATCATTTCATGCTCCTTAAGAAATCCGAATAATTGCTGAACTTGCAGAACTAGGCGGGAACTGAACTTGGAACGTTAGCGTCGAAGTCCGATCTGCACCAAAGTCCAAAACACAAACCGCTGCCCCACCGTTTTTGTAGATCAGCGCCCCTCGTGCCGTGAAGGCACCAGACCAAGACGTATTGGCAAACGAAATAAACGCCGTCCCATCCGGGCCTCCCACTGTCGGAGTTAACACGTTACCCCCAGCCGTATAGCCAGAGGCAACAACTTCACCAGCAGTCGTGTACGCGGTTGTGTCTTGATTCAACGTCGCCGCATTGGTGTAGAGGGCAATCTTGTAGACATCAGTCGTCCCAACGCCGAAATCAAAGTCGCCGTTGATGAGTCCGGTCTTAAAGACGTTGCAAGTGAAGTTCCCAGTGAATGCCATGATTACCTCACAGGAACTCGTACTTGACCAGACCTGTAAGCGTCTTGACGCTCCATGCCATCACCAAGTCGTTTCGCCAAGCCCAACGCTTCGTTATAACGCGCCATGTAGTTGTCCATCACGTCCTTGTCGGACTTCATGAACGTCGCGGCTTCGAGCATTGCGCCATAAAGCAAGACAGAATCAAAGTTGTCACCGAGCCACGTCTGCCCAGAAGAAGCAGTCGTGATCGACTCGGGGTAATAGTAGTAGTGCAACTCAACGCTGTATGCAGCATCAGGAGTCGGGCCAAGCAGGAACGTCAGTTCGTTCGTGATGACAGGCGGCACGTTGTTCGTAGTGGTCGGCCCGAACAATGCGTAATAGTAGGGTTTGCCCTGATCGTTCGGAGACGGATACGCCTCACGAATGAAGTTCACGTCCTTGTTGAGTAGGTACAAGTACTCAGAGGTGACAGGGTCAATCACCGCCATCGAATACACCGCCAGAAAGTCACCCGGAGCAGACAGATACTTGTTGCCCAGTGTGGTGTTACCCGTGACGTTTTTGCGGATCGAAGGGAACTGAACCGTGTTGAAAATACGCTGTTCCGCCTGCTGCACAAAACGAGCAATCTGCTCGGCGGACGTAAGCCCACCTGCCCCCACCGCTTGGGGGAAGTCGTTTTCGCAGTACGCCTTGATGGCGGCGGTCAGTTCAGCGTAGTTCATGCAAGTTTCTTGCTGGAGTTGGTACCCTTAATCGCAGCGCCAGTGCCACGAGTCTTCACAGTCTGCGTGTTGGGCACATTGTTGGGGTAACCGTTGTTGTTCGGAACAATCGGAATCTGCTTGACAGGTTTGCTTTGCATATCAGCCTCCGCGCTTGTAGGTGAACGAAGTCTTTTTCTGGTTGGCGACTTTAGCCAAGCCACGTCCCAGCGTCTTCATCTGCATGTTAGTTTTGCCACCTTTGGCATAGCCTTTGCCGTGCATGCGCTTCTCGTGCGCTTTCACTTCGGCCTTTGCCACTTTCTTCATATCATCTTTCATGATCCACTCCTAAGTTGTTGCTACTGTTACAGTACCCAGTGTAATGCTTAACGCCAAATTATTGGGCGTTAATCCAACGTCATTCGCTCGACCACCACCAACAGGTGCCCAGCCCCACTGAATGATTCGACTACCACCAGACGGGTCGCCAGAACCGAGCGGCCCACTGCCTGAACCAATCTGCAATCCAGTCAAACCTGCTTGGATGTACGAGTTGTCGCGGCGCGGATTACGCAACGCCTGCGGGTCATCAACCGGGTACATACCAAGTTGCAACTGAGGTTGGTCAGGCTCCCAGCAGGTCGGGCAAACGAGCAGATTGACGTTCTTGGTCTTGATGACCAACTCCCGCAGTTCTTTCAGTTTGTACCGAAAGCCACAGCGGTCACATTCCGCAATCGCCTTTTTACCCGAAGCAAACTTGGTCGGCATGCTTCACCTCAATAAAACATTTGTCGTGGTGCAATGCGCAAAGACGCTTTCTCTCGGTCTTCGCTTGCCGCCAACGCCCACTGTTCCTCATACGCAGCCTTGAGCATTTCAAGCCGAGGTAGAGCATCAGGAAGTTTCATTGCAAGGTAGTACGCCAGCCCAGCCACGAGGCAAGGCAGCATACGGAAAGGGATGTCCTGCGTGTTCACGCCGTTACCAGCGTCTTGGAGGCGGCGCAGCCGCCAATACACGAAGGTGTAGTAGTTGTTCTGGTCAGGGCAAGGCCAGACGTTGATGTTGGGTGGGTTGATGCCCGTCGTAGTGTTCGTCGTGTTGGGCTGGTTGCCGTTGATCGGGTACTGTGCACCGGACTGACGGTTGATCCAAACCTGAATTGGACGACCCTGAGCATTCTTGTTCGGGATCGTGGCGTAGGTATCCACGCTGATACGGCTGATGTTGATGTCCGTCTGATTTACGCCTGTTTGCGTACGGATAACGTGGTCTAGCAGGTCGATGGTATCCACGGGCAGAGGGTACGTAATCGTCCCCTGCGTCATGGCAATCTGGCCCTGCTCAATCGTCCACAGATTGATGCCTCGGTTTGCCCACTCAATCGTCAGCAGGTTCAACGAACGACGCGCCGTGCGCATGTCGTAGCCCGAACGCAGTTCCAACCCGCAACGCTCGAACGCCTCTTCCACAAGCGTGTTGAGGTCAAGATTGAATGAGTTGGTACCGGACGTTGTCATTTGCCTATTTTCCTATGCGGAGCAACCTTTTTAGCCACGCTTTTAGGTTGAGCCACAAATTGTTTGCCTTGGGCTTTTCCTGCACGCTTGGCTCGGGTTGTAGCGGCGTATTCGGCGGGGCTGAGGGACTTGATTGCTCGTTTGGGGAGGTAACGTTCTCCTGTAGCGTTTGGGCCTTGCGTCGAGGGCTTACCGCTTTTGGTTTGCCACTCTTGCTTGGTCCACGCTTTGAGACTTTTTTGACTTTTGGCGAGTCCACTCACTTGTACCCCCCACCAGCCTTTTTGTACTGCGAGGCCAGCATCTGTGCTTTTCTCGCACTCCACTGCCCCGGAGCACCCCCTTTGCCGCCAGATTTGATCTGCTCAAAGAGCCGCTTGCGCATACCGGGTTTGGTGTAGTTGCCAGCCTCGTTGACGCGAGACTTCACCTGTCCGCCATCGGCGTACATGGTCACCTCGTTCGGATCATCCTTGCGGGTGATCTTCTTGGCTTTTGGCATCTTAGAGGGCTGAATAGCCCCCATGCCCCGGCTCGGCATCATGGTTAGCAGCCCTTACGAGACATGCCGCCCTTAGCCATCTTCACTTCCATGCCACGGGTCTTACCCTTCTTGGCGATGCCATCAGCAGCCTTGTGACCAGCAGACAGGCCACCAGCAGCCATTTTCTTGGCGGGCTTCTTAGCCATGCCGCCGTACTTCATTCCGGCTTCTTTCATCTCGTGTTTGACCATCGACTTAGGAGCGCCTTTCTTTTTCATGAAAGCCACTTCCTTCTTCATCATCGTCTTAGATTCTTTCATTTCACCACCTCCAGATTTAGAAAACTCACGACCCACGGATTGTGGAACACCCACCTTCTTTGCGAACTTGGGGTTTTCAGCCACAGCCCGCATGAACTTTTCCTGTTTGGCGCTGACGGCGGGCATCAGATGATCTTCCCGCGAGTCTTGCCTCGCTGCGCACAGCCATCAGCACGCTTGGAAGCCGAACCGCCCGAGGCCATCTGCTTCACTTTGCCACCCTTCTTCATTCCGGGTTGCACAGCCTTAGCAGCACCGGGAGCAGCCTTCATTGCAGCCTGAGCAGCCTCTTTTTCCTTCTGCTTGTCGCGGTACTGATCTTTGTACATCAGGCCGGGAAGGATGCCGAGACCAAAGCCAGCGTTTTCTTTGCCAGCAATCTTGCCCATCAGCGCAGGAGCCGCACCAAGCAGCCCACCCATAAGTGCTTTATCGCCCATAGTTACACCATCCTTCCACGAGTTTTGCCACGAACGGCACAGCCGTCAGCACGCTTGGAAGCGGAACCGCCAGCAGCCATCTTCACCTTGCCACCCTTCTTCATACCCTCAAGCGCCTCGTAGTTACGTGCAGGCTCGGGCACAGATTCACGTAGGCGTTTGGCTTCGCGCTGTTCGTCACGAGCCGATTTCGCCATCGTGGTGGAAATCTTGGACAGGAAGTCTTTCTCGCCTTCGATGCCACGCTGCATCATCTCGCGGGACTTGTTCAGTTTTGCTTTTTCTTTGTCCGTAGGCTTGCGGTATTGCATGCGGTTCTCGTCAGACATGTCTAACTCCTTTTTTCTTTACGCAGGTCGTCGATCTTTGCTTCAAGTCGAGAGATACCCGCGTCGAAGCGTTCCATAATCTTTTCCATGTCGCGGTGCACCTCAGCACGAGTGATGTGGTCACGCGCAACTTCTTCCCGGGTCTTGTTGAGCAAGATACCGAGTCGATCTAATTCGTCAAACTTACCCTTGAGTAGGAAGGCCATGATGCCCACAATCGAGGTAAGTATGATGTTCCATATCATCATCTCCATTACCACTTCACCTTATCAGCCCAGTACGCCGCGCTCATCTTGCCCTTGGCAATGTTTTTTGCGTGACGCGCTTTGAATGACTTACGCTTTGCCTTCATACGGTCAGATTCGCCTGACTTGGGCGCTCCTGCCGTACCCGACAAAGTTCCTACTTTTTTACCTTGCTGACCAAACCGAATGACTTTCTCTTTCCCGCCCTCGCATGCTTTGACGACGTGCGATTTCTTGGGGTGAGTAGGCGTAGACCGTGGCTTATTGCACGGCATCGCTTTCTTAGAGACTGGTTTGGTAGCCATTCCGATCACCCGTAGATCAGAGTAATCGAGGTGGTGTCGGTCACAGTACCGTGCAGAGCATCGTCTGCAAGGATGCCTTCACCGGGCAGGGGGATGATGGTGTACCCAGCAGTGCCACTTGCAGCCGTATTAACGGTCATCAAGATTTTGCCAGTAGAACCGTTGCGGATAACCACTGACCCAGCACTACCGCCGTTGACGGCGTAAATAGTCTTGATACGAGCACGCCCAATGGCGTTCCCGTTCTGGTCAAGAAAGTTACCAGTGGTGGTTAGGGGCTGTGTCGAAAGGACATCATATTGCATGGAAGCCATGTCAGCCTCCTATTACGCGACGGTCAGGCCGGTACTGATGTCAATCCAGTTGGTGCCGTCGTTGAAGCAAATGGTGCCAGTGCCCGCACCCACGTTAGTTGCGTCCGACACATAAATAATCGTGCCGTTCGGAGAATCAGCGTTAACCGGGAGGGTTGCCAGAGTGTAGGCGGGGCAGGCGAAGCCGTTATCGGAAGCAACGGGGCCAGAGAAACGAGTTTGAGCCATTATAAAACTCCTTTAAGGTGTTGATACTTTAATGCAAGACGCCTAACTGCGCTAGTGTCTGCACCCAATCTCCTAGCACATTCAGCATAGGATAATTCTGGATTGTCCAGAATGAACTTCAACTTCGCAAGAAATTTCGGGTCCGAGTGAAAGCGTGCCATTTGGGCTTTGGACAATGTCGCACGATAGTCCTCACTCTGGTAGTCAAACGTCGATGCCCTTCGACCTAGTCTGATCCGTTCGCGGGCCTCTTCACTGTGCACCTTCCCTCGCATCGGGGCTTTAGCAAAGTCTGCGATGTTGTACACGTTGGGTTCGTCGAACCACGCATCACCACGCAGGAATTGTTCTTCTAAATAGTCCAGTTGTTCAGGCGTTTCGCATTCGATCTCAACCGCGCCATAGAAGTTCTCCGCACCGTATTTGTTGAAAGCATGCTGGAGATGCGGGTTGGTGTGCTTGTTCCACCGCAACAGACGGAAATGTTCCTTCAACCGCTTCTTGACGTGCTGCGACTGACCGACATAACACTGCCCCGTGGCCTTGTTCACGATCTTGTAGATGCCGCAAGAGTCAATTTTGTATGGCAAACACAACTCCTTTTTGTGTAGTCTCAACCATCTCAAGGCTAAAACAAAGGGGACCGAAGTCCCCTTTGACAGCCAGAGGCTGATTAAGCGCCGGGCGAGCCGAACATACCGAGCGGATCAGACCAGCCGAACGAATAACGCTCACGAGCCTTGTAACGAACGTTACCAGTATCGAAGTCACCGTCCATCGAGTTAGCCAGCGGGGTACGAACGAAGTGTTTCATACCGTTGGGCACGTCGGTGGTCAGGAACCAAGCGTCGTTGTCGGTCAAGAAGTGGTTAACGGTGTAACCCTCTGCGATAGAACCGTTGTTCTTCAGCGCGTTGATGTTGTTGTCAGCCGTATTGGTCTGGAGTTCAGTTTCCAGAATACGAGTAGCAACGAATTGCAGCGACGGAGGAACAATCAGTTTGCGCGGCTTGGCGGCAATCAGCAGACCACGTTCGTCAGTCCATGCAGCGATCTGAATAACGGCGGCTTCCAAAGAAGTCTCGTTCAGGTCGGCAGGAGTAGCGGGCGTGTTGCTGTTGACACCACCAGAGACCAGCGGGTGAGCCGTCGAGAACAGAGGCTGACCATCACCGCCCGGATAGGCAGAGTTGAAGCCGTTGTTCAGGTTGGCAGCAGCCTTAGTCTGCTTGGTGTACGCCATCGCACGAGCCAGAGCCTTGGTGTAGCGGCTAGACAGAGAGTCGTAGAGGTTGTCCTCAATCGCCTCTTCAGTCAGGCTGAAGCCAAGAGCAATAGTTTCGTGGGTGTAGCGAGCCGTGAAGACCTCTTGCGCGTTATCGTAGGCAATCGCACTGCCTTCGTTCTTCACCGGAGCGGCGGAGAAGCCAGACAGTTTGGTTTCCTCTTCAAACGAACGTTCGGAGGTTTCGGTTTCGTAAATCTCCTTGTGCTCTTCGCCATATCGGGCATATTCCATGCCAAACAGAGCGTTCAAGCCGGGGAGGAGTTCTTTAAGTAGTTGTGCGCGGGAAATAGCCATTTGTCACTCCTTATACGCCAGTGGCATTGAGATACTGATGACCACCAGCCTGACCAGTAGCGCTTGGCGCATTCCACTTACAAATCACTTCGGGGTACCCGACAAAAGTCAGCGTCACAGTACCAGAAGCGGTAGCGGCAGCAGACAGAGTCAAGGAAGTGCCCGAAATAGCGGAAACCGTGGTGCCAGCAGCGATGCCAGTACCAGAGATTGCCATGTATTTCAGAACGTCAGCGTTAGTAGCAGACAGGGTCACTGCGGTGCTTGCGTTGGTAGTAGTACCAGTCGCAGTCGTCACAATTGCAGTATCGGGAACCACATCAACGATGCGGAGCGGCAGGGTGTTGGTAGTAGCCGGAGCAGTCACGCCAGCAGCAGAATCACCAGTGGTGGTGCTGCCAGTGTTGTCAACCATCTCAATGTTGTTACCAACGAAAGTGCGGCCCACAGCAGCAATCACGGTGGTGCCAGAAACAACCGCTGCTTTGAACAGTGCATCCGGATCATCTTGGACAAAAGCCACGATGTCGTTTGCAACAGTGTTAGCAGGGTAGTACTGACGGAACACCTTACCGAACGTAGGATCGGTATAAGAGCAGCCAAGGAACACACCAACAGGGGTCATTGCGGCGTCGG